ATCTTCCTCGCCATCTTCCCAACCAATTTTCTTTATTGGATCATCGGCTGGCACTATCCAATCAGGATAAGAGCTACGATCCATAGCGAAAGCCAGCGAAGTTCCTTCATCCATCCCAGCTCTGCGACAAGCTTTATAAACTTCATTGGCAGCAATAGCCCAGAAATCAAGCTTTGTTAGCGGTGTTTCCTTAGTTGTGCGCTTGCGCTTTACTGGCTTCTTACTTACGCGCTTTCGCGTTGCCATTTCTGACTCCTCTCGCTAGGGCTAATTCTAGCTGAGACTCCATTTTATCAAGGCGCGACACTATGGGGATATTTTCTAATTTGATTATGTAGCGAAGGCCAGCAATGAGAAGGGCAATTGATCCTAAGACTGATGCAATTAGGGTTGCGAGTTCAGCTGCAACCATTAGCGGACTTTGCCGTAGCGCTCGTAGTTAGGGTTAAGCCAATTAATGATGCTAGGCAAGACTGACACTAGAGCGGCATTTGCAATTGCATTGACATCTAGGCCGACTGCTAGATAAGTCGCTAGGGCTGTCGCTAGGAATGTCTTTGCCCAACTTTCGGCCATCTTCTTTAGGTCGCTCATTAGATTCTCCTTCGAGGTTAAACCATTTGCCATCTGTGTCTCCCAAGCTAGTAAATGATATATGGAAGTGACTACGATGCGGATTAGCTCCTGAGTATTTACGCCGCTTCCAGCCCAGTATTGGGCTCATAATCTTGCCATCGTAGATAATATATTTGATGCGCTTATCGCCCTTTTTGGCGCATTTACGAAGCTTCTCAACTAATGCATAAGCTTCTTCTTTGTGGGCGTTTAAATCTGCATCAATGTCTAAAGCTCTGACGATTCCTCTTGCGTCTGGTATATGGTCAGAACTGCCCTTTGCAAGATGGCGAGCGTCAGCCACCCAGCCATCAGACTTCCTATCGCGATCAGGATAATCGTCATCGATTTGCTCTCGTAATTGGACACCCGCTGCACATAGTCTCGTCATTATCTTGAGGGATTGTGCTACAGACCAAGCGCCTTTAAGTCATCAATTTCCAGACCTAAAGCAGCTAATTTTGTTAATGCAGCTTCTTTTTTAGCCTTTTCTTCGGCTGCGCGTTTTGCTTTGAATTCATCGACCTTTGCAAAAGCAGCTTCAAATTGATTCTTGGTTATTGGTTTGCACTCAATAAATTCAATTCCTTCAAAAGTGTCGCCGACTAATACCCATCCACCATTAGGAATTAAATATTCTAAAACCTCTACTGTTGTCGCCATTATGCACCTATTTCCATTAAAATCATTGAAGAATCATTGCTATTCAATTGCACTTTCATTCGACCGCTATTCGCGGATGAAGTTACAGCAAATTGAGTTTTATATGTCGTTGCTGAAGTTGTACTTGGTGAATCGACATAGGCTAATTGAAATACATTTTGCAAATAATTTGAAGTTGATCCACCAGGACTTAAATAGAGACTGATTGGTGCGCTGGCAGCTTCATCGCCAAAAATAAATGTTCCACCGCGAAGCAAAGCAATACCGCCGCCAGCATCTCCGGTATTTCTAAATAATTCATAAAACTGGGTAACAAAAATTAATATTCTTGAACCAGATGATGCTGGAGTGATTGTTGCACTTAAACCAGTATCTGCCCAAGAAGTGGAAGTGCTAGTTGCAGAAGTTCCATATGTTGCTTGAACTACTTGCAAAATTTTACCTCCGCCAGCTGGCGCAGCCCACTTTAATCCTGTTGGTGATACTGTGCTATCGGCTGTTAAAATGTGGCCGTTTGTGCCAACCGCTAGGCGGCCTATTGTGTTATCGGCCGTTCCAACTAATAGATCACCTTTAGCATCAATTGTGCTAATTGTCGGTGTAGTCAAAACTGGTGAAGTTAAAGTTTTATTTGTTAGGGTTTGGGCAGTTGTTAAATCAGCAGTTACCGCAGTATTAATCGAAACTGTTGGAACGGGGCCAGTTCCCGAAGCTACTGAAATACCAGTTCCAGCTGCAACTTCAGTTATATCGCCTTGGTCGTTATTGATCCAAGCAGGAACGCCACCTGATACCGATAAAATCTGACCAGAAGTGCCAATAGCCAAGCGAGTGTTTGTGTTGCTAGTCGCTGAGCGGTAAGCAATATCCCCAAGCGTTGTCTCTGGATTTAAAGCCTTTGTAGTTGTATCGATTGAATTGCCAAGAGTTCTAATGGCAGCTGCGCCATCCTTGACTAAATCTGTATCGTCTGGAGTCTCCCAGTTGTAATTCGTTGTATTGGCCATTAACTAATAACTCCTATCGCGTCTTGCCATTCTAGCGTATTAAGAACACTATTCCAGCTTTCAGACGCATTGACTTGAGCCCATTGTTGGGCAACTGCCGAGAACTCTGTTGGGGTAGCTAAGAAGGTGAGTGATAGGCCTGAGACTGAAGCGCTGAAAGACCAGCCTTCGACAAAGCCAGTAAATTCGCCGCCTAGGATATTAAGTGGCAGATTAGTAATTCGGACTGGCTGGCCCATAAATATATTTAATAGGGCGTCTCTATCTGTGTCATCAATTTCAGGGGACTGAAGTGCGAAAGTAATAGATTGGAAGGTATTTCTAGGGTAAGACCTCAGAGCAATAAGACGATCTGCTACATCCTCTACATCGGCGGCGTTCTTTAGATAGCTGCTAAATTGCTCGGCAAATAAGCCAAAGGTGGCCTGAGAGGAAGTGTCTTGGGCCGTATATGAGCTATTAAAGTTATTGCCATAATCCATCACAATTTTATTGACTAAATCTCCTTGACGCTGAATAACACCTATTCCAGAGGCAATGGCTTGCCGAGCATCTAAGTCTGTGTAGCCATTAGCCACTAGGTAATCTTGGCGATGGCTGGCATCTGCATAACCTATAAGGCCATTGGCATCTTCATAGAGATAGCCTAAAGCTGAATTAGCAATCTGATTAGCTATTGGGGCAATGACGCTATCAGTAATCTGGCGGCTGACCATCGTATATTCGCCAGCATCAATTTCTCCGAGACCGATATTGCCAGCCTGACCCCAAGTCTCGGTGGCATCGTAAGTTGCCCAAGTTTCAGCTGGTGGCAATTCATTCCAAGAACTAAGAAGCAATTCGTCTAATAAATCTGTTATTTGTGCGCCATCTAAACCTTGAGCTAAATTGCCATCAAAGATAGCTCTTTGCAATCTTGCCAGCGCTCCAATAGCGGTAATTCTTAAACTGGTTATAACTGCACTTGATCCAGCGCTTTGCACTACTTGGCGAAGGTCTGAAATACGACCGCCAAAAATAGATACATAGTCACCACTTGAATCTTTGACTTCTATGGTAACGGCAGTATTGATTGTGAAATTGTAATTGGTGGCATCAGTATTAATTACTTGAAGTGAGCAATATCCCGGGGGAGTCGGTGAATTAATATCTTGACGGCCCGAAGTGATAGTTAGATTGCTTAGAGTTACGGAAGTGAGTTCATCTCCATTTACCTTGATTCGCCAATCAGGACTCCAAAGGGTCATAGAATTTGTGCTTCAGTAAATAAATTACCGCCCCCACCAGTTCCGCGATTAGTGGAATTGTTAAGCGCCAAGATAACTGCTCTGGTGAATCCTTCTTCATCAATAGCGCTTGGGGCATTGACATTGATAGTGACACCAGCATTATTAGCTGCAACTGTGCCAGCAACATTGAAGCCAGAAGGAATGGCATTACCGCTTGGAACTGCACTTGATGGAGTGACTCTTGGTGTTGTGCTTGTGATAGGGGATGGTGCTGAAACTTTAGGAACTGTAGGAATAGACGCGCTGCTTGGAGTTGTTGAAATTCCAAATGGCAATGAAGCGGATGCTACGGTATTTGATCCGCTTGAACTTGAGGCATTAAAATTTACTTTGCCAATTGTTGCAATATCGGGACCGGGTTTGATTAAATTGATACCGCGAATAACTGCATTTATACCAGTTATTGCTGCGTTTATAATAGGCTCAAGAGCGTTTAATGCAATAGCTACTGCGCTGACAATTCCAGAAGCAACTTTGCCAATAATTTTAAGAGTATCTGCAAAACCACCAGCTAAGAATGGAACTAAAGTCTCTTTGGCAAAATTGTATAATCCCCTAAAAGTGTCCTCATTTTCTTTGACGGATTTAATGACGGGATCAATAGCATTTTTCTTGAAGCGCTCAAATGCTGGAATGGCCGTATCTGTTATGAAAGTCAAAAGTTTCTCAATAATAGGCAATAAAGCTGTTCCAACGCTTTCTTTAGCTTCATCAAAGGTGACTTTCAACCTGGCAATTCTGCCTTCAAAAGTATTAGCTTGGACTGTAGCTGCCCCACCAAAAGTATCAGCTAATTTTTTGGTTGTGCCTTCTAGCCCAAGAGCTTTTATTTCAGTTGTGGATAAACCAACACCTAATCTTCCAAGGGCTGCGGTGTTACCTTCATAAGCTTTGCCGAGGGCGTTAGATACAGTTTCTACATCTCTGCCAGTAGCAGCAGAAATATCTAAGGCTAGGGTTAATAAATCTTGTGATTTTTCGACTGATCCTGTAGCTACCGCCAAGCGCTGAAGAGCTGGGCGCAGTTTATCATCTGCAACGCCAGTAGCTAGGGAAGTTTTTAATATCTGTTTTTCGACTGCTGCAATCTGAGCCTCGGTTGCACCAGTTACATTTTCTAAAGCATTAGCCAATCGCTTTTGGGCTGCCTCATCTTCAATAGCTGCTTTAACGCCATCAACCGCTAACTTGACTGCATAGGCCGCTGCTGCTGCAGCTGCTGCTGCGAAGGCTGCTGCTGCAACCTTGCCAA